CACAAGTTGGCAGATAAAACGACATACGATCAGTAGATTGTATGTTTTAATTAACTTATCGGAAAGTTTCCGAGTATAAGGAGTGTTATATGAAAGTGTTATTAGATGTTCAAAAATCATTGGACCAATGTTCACCAAAATATCCAAAAGGTGTTCGTTTTGTTAAACGTGTTGTCTTGAAACGTGGCCGGACAGGTGTGGTTTCTTATCCGCCAACCAATAATCCACGCCAGCTGGATGTTGTTTTGTCTAGTGTACCAGACTTGAGAGATTCTTTATCTGTCAATGGATACATTTATACATGCAGTCCACCCACTATTAAAATGGATCCAAATAATAAAGACCGTTTCGTTGGCCTTTCTGGTTATCACCGTGAAGTGGCGGCTGAACAGTTGGGTTGGGAAACAATGATGTATGATGTGCTGGAATTTGATTCTCCATTGGATGAACGTATTCACCGTACAGTATCAAACCACCACAGAACACCATCAATTCCAAACACCGTTTTAGATATTGTGAAACAGGTGAAAGAGGCTGTTGCAAACAATGAAATTCCAAATGATGATACGTCAATTAAATCATTGATTCAAATTCTGGCATCAGATAAAACAAAAACAGTTCAATCTAAGATATTCAAAAAATTTAGAGAACATATCTCTACATCATCCACTATTCGTAATTATCATACTGATGGTGGTGACCGTTCAACTATTGAATTTGCTGAACTGCATAACATTCCATTTGGTGGTGACGCTCGATTTACACAAACAAATAAATTAGGATACATCACCGGCATTAAAACACCAAAGACAACTTTGTATGATGCCAAAAAATTATCCAGAGCATATGGAGGTAAAGATGTGGAGATTTATGCTTGGATTAAAGATAATCCAAAAGAAGCTCCAGCAATTTACACCCAACGCGAAGAATGGAAATTGAAATTCGATGAATTCATTTTAGATGACTGCAAAGAAATCCAGTTTATGTTTCAGAAAATGGGATATAAAGCAACACTGGACGACATCCTTGCATCTCATCCATTGAAATTTAAAGGATTTCTTTCACAGGATATCTCACCAAACCCACTCGACAACGGTAATCCTAAAGAGTATGGTGTGGTGGATATAAATGGTAAACGTATTTAAGTATACCATTAAATTGCTTGACAAGGTCACTATATAATTGTATAATAGTGACACTTGCACAAATGCAAGGCTTTTTATTTTTAAATTATTATTGGAGTTTGATATGACTACACGCACTTCCGCAAAACAAAAAATGGTTAACTACTTGAGCAAGACAGAAGGTTACAACACTTTCTCGACAGCACAAGGTCGCCGTTTGTTCGGTGTTCAAAATGTTTCCGCACGTATTGATGAGTTGCGCCAAGAAGGCCACTGCATCTACACTAACACTGTTACCAAAAATGACGGTAGCAAAGTTAGCGTTTATCGCCTAGGTTCACCAACCAAAGCTATGGTTCGTGCCGCTTTGCAGTCTGGTTACAGCTTTACTGCCTAATTAGGCAACTCAGGGAGTAACCAGAATTTCTGGTTCTCCCTTTTTTTATTTTTGGAGAGCAAATGGAAATTTCAATTAAAAAAGAAGAACTACAAACGAAAAGTATATTTGTAGCCACACCGATGTATGGTGGCATGAATCATGGACTATATGCCAAGGCATGTTTAGACTTACAAGCACTGTGTATGCAATATGGTGTTAAAGTTAAATTTTCATTTCTTTTCAATGAATCTTTGATCACACGTGCAAGAAATTATTTGGTTGATGAATTCATCCATCGTTCTGATTGCACACACCTGTTGTTCCTTGATTCGGACATTCACTTTGATCCTAAGGATGTTATCGCTTTGTTGGCATTAGATAAAGATGTTATTGGTGGTCCTTACCCTAAGAAAGCAATCAAATGGAAAGCTGTCAAAAAGGCTCTTGAAAAGAACCCTGACATTGATGAAAATGCACTAGCACAAGTTACTGGTGATTATGTTTTCAACCCTGTTAAAGGTACTGCAAAGTTCTCTGTAACTGAACCTCTGCAAGTATTGGAAATCGGAACAGGTTTCATGTTGGTTAAACGTGAAGTGTTTGCTAAAATGGAAGCAGAGTATCCAATGATTCGATACAAGCCAGACCATGTTGGCCAAGCTCACTTTGATGGTTCTCGTTACATTCAAGCTTTCTTTGATACAGTTATTGACACCAAAGATTCTATCACTGGTGGTGGTTCTGATCGTTATCTATCAGAAGATTATATGTTCTGCCAGATGTGGCGTAAAATGGGTGGAGAAATTTGGTTGTGTCCATGGATGAGAACAGACCATATTGGCACATATCACTTTAAGGGAGATATGCCAGCTGTTGCGAATTACGTTGGCGAAATGTAATGTCTGACGGTCGTAAATATGATGGTGGCAAACTAGAATATGGTTTGTTACCTCCAAAAGCACTAGAGGAAACCGTAAAAGTTCTTACCTTTGGTGCTCAAAAATATGACCGTGACAATTGGCAAAAAGTACCTGATTCAAAACGAAGATACTTTGATGCCATGCAAAGACATGTGTGGGCATGGAAACAAGGCGAACAATTTGACGAAGAATCTGGTATACACCACCTTGCCCACGCAATGTGCTGCTTGATGTTTTTGTATGAACATGATACAATGTATTCTATTAATAATGAAGAGGTGAAAAATGAAACTATCTAATGAAACACTTAATGTGTTAAAAAACTTTGCTGGAATTAATTCAGGTATTGAATTTAAATCCGGTAATACTATTAAAACTATTTCTTCCACAAAGACTGTTCTTGCAACAGCCACTTTGAAAGATACTTTTCCACAGGATTTCTGTGTGTATGACCTAAATCAGTTCCTATCAGTTCATTCGCTGAGTAAAGATACTGAACTAGATTTTGATACACAACATGTTATCTTCAAATCTGGTCGTTCCAAGACCAAGTATCGCACTACAGCGAAAAACATGATTGTTTCTCCTCCAGATAAAGAGTTGAAATTGCCATCTGTTGATGGTTCTTTTACTTTGAATCAAGAAGATTTGTCACAGGCATTGAAAAATGCTTCAGTATTACAATCACCTAACATTGCTTTTGAATCTGACGGCGAAACTATCTCTGTTACTGTGTTCAATTCAAAAGATGATTCTGCACACACCAACACAACTCAAATTGGTGAAGATACTCGCAAGAATAAATTCAAAGCTGTTTTCTTGACAGAAAATTTTAAGATGATTCCTGACACATACAACATTGAAGTTTCAAAAGCAGGTCTTGCTGATTTTAAAAACAAAGTCGGTGACTTGCAGTATTTCATTGCAATTGAAGCCAAAGATTCAACTTTTGGAGAATAAGATGACCAAGGTAAATACGTTATTCGGTTCCTTTGATGATGAAGCATTGAAAAAACTAAAAGGTTATGTTGATGAAGCTGTTGTACATATGCACCGCAATGATGCAAATAACGCAGCAATCAAAGACATTGTTGACCTTGCACATGATGAATTAAAAATCCCTAAAAAGATTTTGAAGCGAATGGCAAAAACACAACACAAAAACTCATTTCAAACCGAGGTTGCAGAATCTAAAGAGTTTGAAGCCTTGTACGAAAGTATGGTTGAGGTTAAGTAATGGAACCCGTAGGCAGAAGAAAATTTGCCGCAACACTAGGCCTTCTTGGTCTAGTTGGTGCTGGTGTCAAAGGATACCAAGAGGCTAAAGAACGGATTGTCTACAAACAAGATGAGTTGCCTACCAAGGAATTGGAAGCACTTCTTGAAAAGAAACCTGTACTGCAATTGCAAGCGGTATATGGAACACCAAAACCCAAACCTGCATATAGTATGAATCAATATATGATTACAGGTTGGGGTGATGAATATGTTGAAGGTACCAAAAAGGAAGTAAAGGTCAATATTGTACCTGGTCCTGATGGTAAACTTTACGTCAAAGAGAATGACACTTGGCGTAAAATCTGATACAATACATTTTTATATTATGGAGAATTTGAATGAGTACACATATGTTGTGGGTCGAGAAGTATCGTCCTCAAACCATCGAGAATTGTATTCTTCCTGATGCGTTAAAAAATACATTTCAAGAATTTGTAAACCGCAAAGAAATTCCCAACTTGCTTCTGTGTGGTACTGCTGGTGTCGGTAAGACAACTGTAGCACGTGCATTGTGTGAAGAAGTAGGTTGTGATTATATTATTATCAACGGTTCTGATGATAATGGTGTTGATATGATTCGCACCAAAATTAAGAACTATGCCTCGTCAATGTCCTTGACTGGTGGTCGTAAAGTTGTTATCCTTGATGAGGCAGACTATCTAACACCAAATGCACAGGCTATCCTCCGTGCAGGCATTGAAGAATTTGCATCTAACTGTTCGTTCATCTTCACTTGTAACTTTAAGAACAGGATCATTGATCCATTGCATTCCAGATGCACGGTCATTGACTTTAAAGCCAATGGTTCAAAAGCAAAGATGGCCTCTGCGTTTTTTAAACGTGTTGAAGGTATTCTGAAAGAAGAAGGCATCACATATGATAGAGAAGTTGTTGCAGCTGTCATCACTAAACATTTCCCAGATAATCGCCGTATCCTTAATGAGCTGCAGCGTTATGGCGTTAGTGGCACTATTGATAAGGGTATTCTTTCTTCTGTATCAGATGTACAACTCACGGAGTTAATCAATTCACTCAAAGGCAAAGACTTTGCTGGTTGCCGCAAATGGGTCACCAATAACTTGGACAACGACCAGTCACGAATCTTCCGTGGTTTATATGATTCATTGTATGAACAGTTGAAACCTGGTTCAGTACCCCAGTTAGTTCTTATCCTTGCTAAGTATCAATATCAAGCAGCATTTGTGGCTGACCATGAAATTAATTTGATTGCTTGTCTCACAGAAATTATGGTGGAATGCACTTTTAAAGGAAATGATTGACGATTTTGAATCTAGATAATCCTGTTGCAATCATGGCATCTTTTATGGTTTCATATTTTATGTCATGAATAATAACAGATTTGGATGTATTTCTACCATTTATTCTACCACTTCGTTGATTACTCCATTTTTGTTTTTGCTCGGATGTATGATTTGGTTTGTTGATAATATTTTGTTTCATACGAGTGTTGGAGATTTTTTCTTTATGTTTTTCACTAAATGTTCTGCCTCTTTTCCATCCAACATAATCGTATTCATCGAGAATATCCACAAAAGCGTTTTCTTGACCGTTCGTCAACCAAATTCTATTTTTTCCTGTGATAAGTGAAGTGTTTGTTTTGTTTATGAAATCTTTTCTTTCAACAACATTCATTTTTATTAAAACTTTTTTTTCCCATTGCCTAGCAGCATATGTGGTACTGAATGTTTTTCTTATTTCATGCTTAAAATTCTCCTTTCCATATTCAAGGATTAAATTCTTAACATATTTTGATGAAGTAAAGTATGATTTCCACAAATCATCTGGACAACAATTTTTTGAATACCTTACTCCATAATAATATTGTTGTGTTGGAATACAATAAATTAGATAAGTGTATGGTATATTTTTCATTTTGTGAAAGTTTATTATGATATTTTTATTTAGTATTTTTCAATTTTATATAGTTGAATGTGAGTTCAAGTAATGCCAGATTTATTCAAAGAGATTATCCCGTCAATACTCCAGACAGGCAAATCTGTCATGGAGACAGAACAGGATTATAAAGACTATGCTCCTTACCTAGTCAATCGTTCACTGTCTTATCATGTTGATTGTATTCTTTATGTAAATGAGTTAAACTGCTGGCCTAGTTTAGACAAGGACATGCAGTACCAGTATCTTCTAAATACCATTAGGCCAATGAAACGGAAATTTCAACCGTGGCAAAAAGCCAATAGGGATAAAGATATTGAGTGCGTTAAACTTTACTTTGGTTATTCCGATGAGAAGGCCAAAGAAGCATTACGTATACTTAATGAAGAACAAATCGCTGAAATAAGAAAAAGAACAGACAAAGGCGGAGTGAAATGATTGATGTTAAGGATTTAATTGAAGTAAAATTGAAAGAGCAGGATGATTTTTTAAAAGTTCGTGAAACACTAACTCGTATTGGTGTAGCATCTAAAAAAGATAATACATTATTTCAATCTTGCCATATTTTACACAAGCGTGGCCAATATTATATTGTTCACTTCAAAGAACTATTTGCATTAGATGGTAAGCCAACAGACATTACCGAAAATGACTTGTCTCGTAGGAATGCTATTGTAAATTTATTGGAAGATTGGGGTCTTTTGGATATTGTTAATAAAGAACAATCACAAGATCCGACACCAATTTTTCTATCACAAATCAAAATCATTTCTCATAAAGAAAAAAATGATTGGCAATTAGTGCCGAAATACAATATTGGTAAAAAACCACAAAATACTTGATTCTTAGTATAAATACTAGTATGATCTTAGTCCCATCGGGATGGGAACGTTAAAGGTGGAACCTGGTCCTACCGCAACGTAATACTCCAGGAAATGCCCACCTTAGGGCCTGTTTGATGCTACGGTAAAAGGCGTCCGGATGAATAAGACTGTACCTCGTTAGTGTACGCTGGAAAAAGTAACCAGCACAAACGATATGCCTTCGGGGTATTAATTTAAACTTGCTTTTTTAAAGGAGTCTTTTATGACAAAATTATTTCCACAATTGGATTTTCACAAATTTGATCCGTTCGCTGTAGGTTTCGACAAGATGTTCGATGACTTGCAAGAAATGGCAAAGAAAACCGCATCTTACCCTCCATACAATATCAAACAAGTCAAAGATAACAAATATGTTATTGAAATGGCTGTTGCTGGTTTTGCCAAATCTGATATTGAAGTTACACTTGAAGGTAACAAATTGGTTGTTAAAGGTAATACACAAGAAGATGAAACAACGGATGACTACCTATTCAAAGGTATTGCAAACCGTAACTTCAATCGTGAGTTCAAATTGGCAGACAAGATTGAAATTGAAAATGCTGAATTGGTTAATGGTATGTTGAAGATTTGGCTGGCAAACCTAGTCAAAACTCAAGATGCTATTAAAAAGATTGCAGTAAAATGATAAACGTAAACAAATGGTGGCCCGTTTCTGATGAGGAATGGGAAAGATTAAATTTTCCTGAAAGATTCAAGAAATGAAAAAACTATTTTTAAGCATATTGGAAGCAATCCAATCTATCAAAGAACACAGGCAAGGTCCTGGACTAAAAGGTAGATAATAAAAAGGGGGCTTGACAGTCCCCTTTTTTTATTGTATAATGGATGCATTATGAAAACTGTTAAACAAATTCTCAAAACCTATCGTGTAAGAAACGGTACCGAAACTTATTATACCTACTCACATTGGGAAGGTAAGGATATTGACGGGGTAGAGTTTCTTGCTGTTTGTAAACAATATCCGTCACAGGATAAAACACAGATGTTACATTATGTCCGAAAGGACTCTTTGGAACTAATTAAATAATTATTGCGCCTATAGCTTAATGGTAAAGCAGCGAACTCATAATTCGTTGAGTCTAGGTTCAATTCCTAGTGGGCGCACCATTTTACATTATGAAAAATAAGCATCTAGAAGCATACATGAAAACCGCAGAAGTTTTTGCGGAATGTTCTACCGCAATGCGTTTACATGTTGGAGCTATTGTGGTCAAAGATGATCGCATCATTTCTATTGGTTATAACGGCACGCCTAGTGGTTGGGATAACAACTGTGAAGAAGTGGTTAATGTTAATCCAAGTGATCCGAGATATGACTACAATCATTTCAATAAAGAACTAAAGACAAGACCAGAGGTACTACATGCAGAAACTAATGCTATTGCTAAACTTGCAAAAAGCACAGAATCTGGTGATGGGGCTGCATTGTTTGTTACTCATGCTCCTTGTCTAGACTGTGCAAAGTTAGTATACCAGTCTGGAATCAATTCTGTTTACTATCGTAACAGTTATCGTAATGATGATGGTATTAACTTCCTTAAAAAAGCAGGCGTAACAGTCCAAAACATCTAAGATTCTAAATACCAACTGGAGAAGGAGACCAACATGAAAATCAGGGTTCTAAATTGTCCGGATGAGTTATTCAAACCTTATGTTGTTAAGGCAGCCCAATTTTTTGCTAAGGAACTGATCTCCAACACACGAATTAGGAATAACTGTCACACCACCATCAAATTTGATGTACGCATGAAGGATTACGGTTTGTGCGGTGCGGAAGGTTATAATAGTAGAAATGAACCACGAGAATTCTTAGTTGAGTTGCATCCTGGTATTGGTGCTCATGGAATTCTGGAAGCTCTGGCACATGAAATGGTACATGTAAAACAGTTGATTTACCATGAAACAAATGATGACCTATCCGTGTGGATGGGTAAAAAAGTTAACTCCGATACTCTAGACTATTGGGTCCACCCGTGGGAAATTGATGCTCATGGTCGTGAATCTGGACTTCTAACCAAATTTGCAGTAGAAGAATGTCTGTGGGAAGTGTTAGAAGGATTTAAAGATCCGAATCTTCCAATAGTACATGAACCTATTGTGTGGAAATAATTACAAAATATTTTTTAAAAATCGCTTGACAAGACACAAAAAATCCTATATAATAACACTATGATGAAAACTATACATTCCTTTAACCTACAACCCCGATTAAATTCGTGGCTGGCCGGCTATTGCTCAGAGAAAAATACGAGTATTGATCCGAGACAGAGGTTAGATGAAAGTGGTGGCTACGCATAAAGTAGTACAAAAGTTCCAAATTCAAATAACCTCTAGTAACGAAAGTTCTAGAGGTTTTTTTCTTGTTGCGTCAAAACAACACCGTGGTTGACAGGTCATCGTACCTGTTGTATACTACACATTGTTCTTTAAAAATTTGTAGAGTCAAAAATTGTTCCCTGTTAGCTTAGTTGGCCTAAAGCACTGGTCTTTGAAATCAGTATCATTGGTTCGAATCCAATACGGGGTGCCATATAAAAACACATTGAATACTAACTGCGACATCTATCGAAAGGTTAGTAGAAGTCTTGCAAGCCAGTGTGTTTTTACATGGTAGATGGTCGTTGTTAAAAATGGGTACTCAGAATATCCGTTCTCTAAAGGTGCAAATCCTGGTTAAGCATAGCGCAGAGTAAAAAGAACATTGACCAGCCATATACAAACACACTAACTCCTACTAGCAGGTGGGTAGGTTTGAAGTTCTAATGCTGAACGAAGGGTTCGAATCCCATAGTGTGTTTCTATATGGAGAGTTATGCAGGCTGGGCCTGCCACGGTCTTGAAAACCGATGGACTGCGAAAGCGGTTAGAGTTCGATTCTACTATCTCTCCTCCAAGTTTTGGTGCGGTCCCATAATGGTATTGGAGAGGATTGCTAATCCTTCGAGTGATGAAAGTCGCTTTCTGAGTTCGAGTCTCAGTCGCACCGCCAATGCCCCTATAGTTTAATGGTAAAACGGCGGATTTATATCCCGTAAGCAACAGATAATTGGTTCATCTGAGTTCGAATCTCGGTGGGGGTACCAAAGAAAGATGATTATGTGGGAAGTTAAATTGAAAAATAAAATATATGTTTTCTTCACTTTAGAAGAAGCCATGTATCAAGCAAGATGTGAAGATGAATTTGTAACCATCACCGATGGCACGACAGAGATTGTTGGTAAGTTCGGTGTTGATGCTGTAGAGAATAAAACTTTACCTGATGGTGGAGTTTACGATTGGACAATGCGTAGGGATGAAACCCACCGTGGTTCAAGGAAGAAATTAGTGTAGCGGTGCCAGAGTGGTCCATTGGAACGGATTGCAAATCCGTAAAGTCGTGAGTTCAAATCTCACCCGCTACTCCATGTTGTATAAAAACAACAGACTGGTTGACAAATCTTCCAGTTGTGTTATACTTCATCCATGAATTGAGAAATCGATTCAAATGTTCTTTAAAAATTTGTAG